ATCAAAATACCCACTACCACCTACTGACGTAGTGCTATATGCAGCAGTAGGAGCAAATGGAGAGAAGGCTTGGACGGATGGTGTGCCAGATACAGTTAAAGCATAAGCATTGCTGCTGTTATCAACAAAACGATTAGACTGACATGTTAAAAGTGCAGTATTTCCATCACTAGAATATGCAATAGTTGGAGTTGTTATTGTTCGAACATTTGTTGATACTCTTACGTTAGACAAATACCCACTAAAATAAATAGAAGAAGCGTTAGTTGATGCTCTACCAATTAAAGACGCCGTATTTTGTCCACCAGCAGCAATACCAAACCATGTGCCAGTTCCAGAAGAACTACCATTTATATATAAAGTAACAACGCCGCCAGATATTGTGCAAGCTACATACGTCCATGTATTTAAAGAAACAGTACCACTGCTAGTTACGGTTCTCTGCGTTCCATCAAAATGCGTTAAAACAAGATTACCAGAACCATTGATACCAAAGTTCATGTAAACATCACCCTTACCTATAATACATTCGCTATAGTAAGTTTGTGATGGACTACCATAAGCAGTCGTATATACCCACGCTTCAATAGTTGCTGTTTGAGTTGATGCGTTTGCTGTTGTGTAATTAAAAAGAGAAGTTCCTGCGCTTATATAATCTGTACTTCCATTAAAATTATTACCCCACCCCGTTTGACTAAACGGCGTAAATGTTCCTTGCGTAGTATTACCGTTACGAGTAATCGTAAAGTTGTTACTAGACGAATCTAAAAACGTATTATTTTGTGCGCCATTAGTGCTGCTAGTGTTTAATAGCAGCGTGACTAAATTGTAATAAGCATCAGTTGCCGTTGCAGCAGCAGACTTTAACGATCCTATTAAACTCTGAATAATTCCGCTCATTAGGTCAACCCATTACCTGAAATAATCCACGTTGTAGAAGTCAGTTTTACCGCAGTTGCCATACCATACTGAGCTAATGAACGACTGCCAGTTGTACCAGTTCCAGCCAAATACATAGTATCGCTAGTGATCGCAATCGTTACTACTTGGCTAGTCATGTTTATAAACGTTATAGCCGTTCCAAGTGCATACGCTACGTTAGCATTAGAATCAATCGTAAATGTTCGAGCATTCGCATCTGTTGATGGATGGAGTATCGTTTTACCAGAATCAGCTAGTACAGTTGTATAAGCCGCAGATTGACTGTTAATCGGAACATTTTTAAAACCTACTGAGTTGGTTCCATCAGCAGTACAGTTTGATAACGTGCCTGATGTCGGAGTACCTAATACTGGAGTTACTAACGTTGGAGACGTAGCAAATACTAAGTTACCCGAACCAGTTTCATCAGTAACCGCAGACGCTAAGTTTGCTGCTGAAGGAGTAGCCAAGAATGTAGCTACATTGCTACCTAGACCACTAACACCAGTTGATATTGGCAAGCCTGTAGCGTTAGTCAACGTACCAGAACTAGGCGTACCCAATGCTCCACCTGGAGCTAAGTAGTCTGTGCCAGCAGTTGCAGCACTAAATGCAGATGTTCCATTACCTTTCAACACACCTGTCAAGGTTGTGGCACCTGAACCGCCGTTGCCAACTGGCAACGTGCCAACAACTTGAGTGGCAAGATTAACAAAACCTGCAACAGTCTTTAACTGACCGTTTGTGTCAAATGCCCCGTCAGTTGTCCATGTATCGCCAACTGCTAACGTTACTTTAGCTAATGTGCGTTGCGTTGCATTGTTGTCGTACTTAATGAATACCGTAACCGCTGCGGTGTCACCGTTATAGATCGTAATGTCTTTAATCACCCGACGGTTCGTCCCTGTAGGAGCTGGAACGGCAGTGACATCTGTTGAGCCATTCAATGCGCCATCGGTTGCGCCTTCAGTGATACCCGTTCCTGAATTATCAGCATACGTTGTAACGAATGTCGGGTTGGTTGTGGCCGCCGATGTGGACATAGCAATCTGAATGCTGATTGCTGTTCCGTCTAAAACTAAAGTCTTCATTTTTACCTCTTAGGATAAGAACCAGGCGTATGCTCCACCGTCACCAGTACCGCCACCACCGCCAGACGCCGCGATTGTAATCGCGCCCGCAGCATTTGTAATCGTTATGTTGGAGCCTGCCGTCAATGTTGCTTTGGTTAAGGTATTACCTGTTGAGTTACCAATCAACAATTGACCGTCGGTAAACGTGGTTTGACCTGTACCGCCATTAACAACTGGCAGAGTGCCTGTCACGCCGGTAGACAAAGGAAGACCAGTTGCATTAGTTAATGTGCCGCTGCTTGGTGTACCTAAAGCGCCGCCTGGCGCAACATAATCAGTGCCAGCCGTAGCGTTAGCCAAAGCTCCACCGGAGTTAGCTTTTAGTAGCGCGGTGCCACTAGGGGGAGCCAAATAATCAGTTCCAGCCGTGGCGGCAGACGCCACCCCCGACGTTGCTTTAACAAGTCCTGTTAATGTAGCGCGCTTGATTAACTTGCCAGTAGTGCTGTTAAACAGCGCAATTTCTGAATCAACCGATGATGACGGGCCAACGACATCACCAGACCCTGACGGTGTACCCCACGATGCATTGGTTCCGTCAGTCGTTAGAAACTTACCGCTATTGCCAGTTTGATCCGGCAAACTTGCGCCGCCGCCTCCACCACCATTCGCGCCTTGGTTGATGATGATCTTCAAACGGTCAGCGATATCCGGTGGCAACACCTCGCCAGCGTTAATGCTTCGGCCATTGGATAGTTCAATGATTAGACTGTTGTCAAAGTCGAGATAAGCGTTTGTTACCGACACACCATCTTGACCTGCTACACCGTCTTCGCCCTTAGTACCGTCAACACCGTCACGACCGTCGCGGCCATCTTTACCTGCGACACCGTCACGGCCTGGCCTACCATCAACGCCAGGTGATCCGTCTTGACCATCTTTGATATTGGCGACACGATTTTCAATCGTCGCTGCAACATTCTCAAAACGGTTGTTAATGTCGTTTTCAATCTTCTTTAACGCAGCGACAACCGCTTGGACGTTCTCGCCAATCTTCTTTTTCTGTATTTCTTTGCTCTCACGAATCGATTGCTGAACAGACTCTAATACCTTGAGCTTGTCCTCATCGGTCATCTCATCCAAATTAGGAATTATGCTCATTTAAGTTCAGCCCCCAAGCTATCTAGAAAATCATTCTCTACTTTGCTCAGATTTTCCTGCTTGTTCATCATCTGCATTTCGACAATCTTGGATTTGTTCTTAATATCCGCTTCTTTCAGCATCAATTCAGCGACCTTGACACGCTTGTCAAACTCTTTAGACGCTAAATCAGCCTGATTAGGTAGGTTAGCCGTCAATCCTTGCTGAATCTTGGCTTGTACTTCCAAGGGTTTCAACTTAGTGTCGATCATTATCTTGGTGGCTTCAGCACGATTCTGTTCAGCTTGCGTCGTATTGACAGCAATCTGCGCTTGCGCTGCTTGCAAGGCCAATTGTTCCTGAACCATCTGCTTTTCTTGTGCCGCTGGGTCAACTTGACCCATCTGATCCAAGCGTTGCATCAATTCACCACGGTTCGACAACGAACTATTGGCAACAATGCCCTTCAAGATAATCGGCAGCACCGGAGTATCAGGGCCAAGGGTTTGCAACAGGCTAATAAACTGCGCTTGCTCGTACTCACGCGCAATAATTCCCAAGGTTGCTGTCGGTATGAACACCATATCGACCGACGGATAGCGCTCAGGGTCAAACTGCATAAAGCGGTACGCTGCTTTATTGATGAACGGAATCAAAAAGTCTTCTTGGAAGTTCACCAGCGTGCGTTTGTACTTCTTAATAATGGACGCCACAGCCATTGACATGCCAGTACCCGCCGCATCGCGCCCAACCGCAGACACCATGCCATTACTATCTAATGTGCCGGTCGCTTGCAAGAGCATTTGCTGGAATTTTTCAGCCGTTGTGATGCTTGAACCATCGGTTTGGCCAAACTTGAACGGATATAAAATCTCATTCGGGTTGCCGTTGGTGTAAATCGCCTTGCCAGGCTGAACCGTCAGCTTTGCGCCTCGCGGCAGTCGCGTTGCGTCCACGGCCATCATTGGTGAAGCTGTTAGTGCCAGTGAATCCAAGTGAGTACGCACTTGCGCATCAATGGATTTCTGCATGTTGTAGGCTTTTTCAATCGTCCCACGGCCTGGCAATCTATTCGGAACCGTATCAGCCTGATAGGTCAGTACAGGACGATCCTTCATCATGTACGGACTCTCTTCAGCCTTCAATAATAGGCCATCGTTCGCAATGACAATGATCGCCTCGACCATGTCTTGATAGTCTTCAGCCGCTGAATCGTCAGGGAACAGCTCGACGATGTCTTCGTTTTCAACTTTTTGCAGGTACTCGCGGGGGACTAGACCGTAGTAAGTCAAGAGCAGTACCTTTTCATCTTGGTACTGGCTAACTTCTTGGGTTGGCTCTAAGTCGGTGTCTTCGTAGGTAGGGGTGATGTTGACCTTGCGGTAGATACCGCGCTCGATACCACGCACCACCTTGTGAATCGATACGTACTTCTCAATGGCCACGCCCATGCAGTCGTCAACCGTTGTACCGTTTGGATCCCACAAGAAATTCTTCGGATTGACCGGCATCGGCTTGACCGATACCCGCGCCTTTTCCACCGTACCAATCGCCGCTTGTGACTGGCCTGGCATTGGCATCGTCGCAGGAGCTAATTCTTTCTCCATTGACGTCGTAATCTCGGCGATACCCGTGCCGTAAATCTCAGCCAACAGCACCACTTGGTCAACGTGCTTCCTCAACTTGTCGCGTTTGAAATCCTCCATCATCTGGAGTTTCAACATCTCGACATCCATCGGGTTGCCATCGACATCTTGCAAATCGTCTTTGATGTCAAAGAATTCGCCAGAACCAAAGATCGCCTCAATAATCTCAGCGTGTCGGGTTTCAACGGCTTGTTGCGTTGCAGGGGTGACGATGCGTGAACGCTCCGACTCTCTTGTCTTGTCTTCGGACGCCCATTGGCCACGGAAGATGCGCTCGTATTCTTCCCATTGCGGGAGGAAGTTAATATCGCGATACGTTCTCCACCTATTGCAGTGATCCACCACAAAACTGACTAACTCTTTGTCGTTTTCTGTGGGTTGATCGAATTCATTTTGATCCATTTATACACCCGAAATAATGTCCACCGGTTCCCAATCGTCGGATTCATCCTCTTGCATGTAGGATGTCACGGCCAATTGGTCTATATAGGACAAGGCGTCAGGCAAATCGTCGTGTACCCCCTGTGCAGGGAACATAAGAAGCTGATCTAGGAATATATCCCAATCCTCGTCTGAATTAAGCACAATCCTGCCATGCTCAAAACGCCCTTGGAGGCTCCAGATAATCCGGTCAGCCTTTTTCCGGTTGCCGTGCGTTAGGTCA